TTTAATATCAAATTTATGATTAGTTACATTATGGAATCTTTCTGCGTATATATCATATGACCTATTAATAAAATCTTGAACCTGGCCTGCAATCTCAATTGTCTTTTCGGCCATCCAGGGTTCATCAGTGATATCAAAATCTGGATAACGACTTTTGATTAACGGCAATGATGAAAAGAAAGTTGAATCTGTATCAATGTAAATACAATAATCCTTTTTCTTTCCTAACTCTTTTGCATAAAATTGGTTACCGATATCGGCTGTAAATTTAATTAGTTGTTGGCCGGTACTTGTAATTGCAACTGCGTTATCCGGATCATTGAATCTAAAAGTAGGATTCCCTAATACTCCATAAAATGAATTCAAGAGAATCTTGGTTACTAATTGTAATCTATCAAAATATTCTGCCTTTGCTGCATCTCCTTCGGCTTCATATTTCTTTCTTAAGTTCTTGTATTCAACTCGTTCTGCAAACCATTTTTCAAGTATAGATGATATAAAACCTTTCTGTTTAGTATCATATATAACTCCATTAGCTGCTATAGAATATTTATTTTCTGTTAAATAAGATCGTAATGCAATTGATGATTCCCAACCGTCTTCGGCCATTGAATATTCCATTGGAATATCTTTAAGATATTTATGGTTATCAAATCCTTCTATCTTGCCTATCTTGGTTTCTGGTGAAACGTTAAGTGTCATTATAATGCTAGGATATAACGACGTTAAATCAAGGTCATATACCCATTTATATCTACCTGGATTAGGGGCCTTTACAAATGCTCCTAATAAATCTACATGCTTTATTTCATCATGTCTAGGCTTATTAGGTGCTACTGTACCTAGCCGTTTCATATATGTTAATGCGGCTCCATCTAAATATCTAGTTGGAAATAAGAAATCTTCATATGGAACATGTCCTTTATGACATATACCACGAGCTAGATCCATTAGTTTCATTTTCTGATCTATTTCATATACTAGATCAACATCATTCATGTTATAATCAATATAACCTTGAATATCATTCTTCATCAAATCATCTAAGGTGCCCTCGTACTTCATCTTACCTTTACCTAATTCTTTTTGAGATATAGCTTCTAATGAATAACTAGACTCTTCATTATAAGTAAAGTTTTTATACAATGCCATGTAATCTAAACATGATACTCCAGATATTCTATATCTACCTCTATGTTTTAACCAAATTACATCTTTAATAGGTGATAATGTTCTTGCCTGAGTTTCCCCTAGCACATGACATATTCTATTATAAAGATATGGTATATCAAAAAAGTCAATATTCCATCCTGTAATTAAGGTTGGCTGTATCTCATAATATTTTAATAAGAATTTATTTAATAAAGTGGCTTCATCTTGACAAGAAGTTGTTTCAAAATTACCTTTTTTTGTTGATGCAACTTTACAGTCTTTATCTAAAATCCAAACATGTTTTTGATCACCTGCTTCATCATAAATTGCAATTGCAGTTACCTCGTTCTGAGCTTGTTCTGGAGTTGGAAATCCATTTTCAATATCTACTTCGATATCAATAAATAAAGTTCTATGGCCGGTAGAGATCTCATCTGAATCGGTATATTGATCTATTAGAGTTCTCATCTCCGGATTCAGATCTGATTCATAAAGTCCTGGAGCATTTTCGTCTGGGTTCCATACTTTATCAACTCGAGTTCCATCTAATGTTGTTAAATCACCAGATGGATTCTTTACATATGCATATGGCTTATATTTTATCTTTAAGTGACCTTTTACGTCATCCCATATATGGACGGTATTGGTACGCCTTTGGTATGCTACTGCTTGATACATTAATTTAGTTTATAAATGTTTCTATAATTTCTCTTCAATGAATTATCATCTAATCCATAACCTACTACCCACTCATCATCTATTTCAAAACAAAAATGATCTACTGGTGGACTATCCTTTTTACGTTTGAGTAATGTAACAACTTTTACGTCTACCGGTTTCATATCATTTACTATTAATAGGATTTCAAACATTGTCTTACCAGTATCTACTATATCATCAATAATATAAACACGCTTTCCTTTACAATGAATTTCCAAATCCTTTGTAATTGTAACTCCGCCCGAATTATCTTTTCCTACATATGATTTAGCTCTAATGAAATCCATTTGTACATCGATTCCCATATCCTTCATTAGATCTGCAAAAAATGCATAGCCGCCATTGAGTACACATATCATAACTGGCGGTAAGGAGCTCCCGGATGCCTTGTGCTCTTCTGATATTGCATGGGCTAATGCCCTAACACGTCTTTCTATTTTATATTCTGGTATTAAAATCTCCATTAGTAACCTCTTACAAATTCATAATATTCATTTCTTGTAGCTGCATCAGCTTTAAATGCGCCAGTCAATTTACTAGTCTTCATACTCGCACCTCCATGTTTAACACCTCTACATTGTACACAATTATGAGTTGCGTCAATCATTACTGCTACACCTGCATTATCTTCAATAATAGTATCCATTGCATTATGAATGGCGACAGTTAATTGTTCTTGAATGGCACCTCTGCGAGCAAAATGTTCTACTAATCTATTTAGTTTTGACAATCCTATTACATGACTATCCTTTCCTGGAATATATGCTACATGCACCTTTCCCATAATAGTCTGATGATGATGTGAACACATGGACGTCAATGGAATGCCGCCTTCAAATACCATACCATCATACCCATCACTAGGAAAGGTTGTTATAGTTGGCGGCGCTTCATACCGGCCAGCCCATAGATCATTTACATATGCCTTTGCAACTCTATAAGGAGTCTTATCTGAGTTAGGATCGTTCTTCCAATCAACTTTCAGTGCATCTAAAAACTTTCCAAATGCCTGTTCGGCCATAGAAATCATATCTAGCTTTTCTTGTTCTGTCAAAGGTCGATCTTTTGCAACACCGTTTGCAAATCCTTCCTTTACTAGTTCTAAATTTAATTCCTTCATATTAGTTATGTATTGAGACCATTGCAATATCCATCTCTCTTACTAATACATAAGTTTCATCTTCTAGAGTAATCTCATTTCCATTCTTGCCACTCAATTTACTTGTAGGTGCTATTACAGTATCACCTACATTACATGTCATTTCAATTAAATCGCCAGTCATTGTACGTACACCATCTCCAGTAGCAATCACTTCCGCCTTTCCAAACGTTGATGCATCCGCAGATAATATTATTCCACTAACTGATTTAGTTTCTTGTTTTATCACTTTAAGTAATAATTGGTCTCCCATTGGTTTCATTTTCATAATTTATCCATTTTTAATTCTTTTCTTAACTTATCTATCAATACCAAAACTTCTTCTGGTTCCATTGTTATTGCGCAGCATGATCCTACATTTGATTCGATTTCATCTAATAGTCGCAATACTTCTTCTTTATTCATTATACCATTCGCTGTGTATCATATGCTATAATATGATCTCTGCCTGTCATATTATATCCATGCTCTGCTACCATTTCAAATACTATCGGATACATTTTAATTAATGTCTCTCTAGTATCGCCAGCTGGCATTATGTATGTTTTATGTTTTGGGATGCCTAATTCTTTCCTATATAGTTCAATCTCATTTAAATTATGATCGGATCCATCCCATACAGGCTTGTAGTGGTAATCATTATGAAATGCAATCATCTTTTTAATTGCATCCGTATTTAACCTAAGCCTATTATGAGTCTTAACCATCCTTTCATCAACCACCTTTCCGCCAGGAGTAACAGCTCCAATAACAGGAATACTATTACCAAATTTCGGACTAATTGATATTAAATCAATAGGAAAGTCGGTTTCAACAAAATGACTTCCTTCTGTTTCAATGGTAACAACAATTCCTCTCTTAAATGCAAAATGTGTTAATTCGTTTACCAAGGCTGGATGCATTGTCGGCGATCCACCTGTTAACATCATTTCTTTTACATGCGGATTCTCGTCATATATTTTAACTATATCATTAAAGGTAAACGTACCTTTCTCTGGATGTATACTTGTATACCATGAGTCGCACCATCCACCTTCACCAAAAAAGCATCTATGAGTACATCCAGTAGTCCTAACTGCTATTGTAGGACGGCCGAATCGAGATCCTTCTGATTGCACACATCGGTACACTTCTAGTACTGGTAATACTTTATTATAATCTGTTAGTCTCTTATTCATAATCAACCTCTATATATTGATGAGTTCCTATCTGCTTCCCAACATTCTACTTTTACTACTTTTACTCTACCTCCACCGGTCTTAGACATTACATCATTAAATTTATCATATACTAATTTAGCACATGACTCTGCTCCCATCTTATCCATCACTCTCAATGCACAAATACCTTCCATTGCAGCCGATTGAAAGAAGTCTAAATATGGGTCGTCCTTTTCAATTAGTAATGTATGGTCCCACATATAATTCATCCAATCTTTTAACCCATTACCGGGCGTCGGCTTAGCGTCTGTAGATTTAAATCCTCCATAGTCCATTATCCAATTCATCTCATCTAGTTGATCGTTCGAGCCAACTCCTTCTAGGGGTGCGTTAGATTCGAACCATACTTTAAATTTTAAAGCATATCCATGCAATAACTCGCAATGTGAATGCGATGCTTTCCATTGTCTTAACGCTACTGAGTAGTTATCGAATACTTTTGTTGATTGATATTTTCCCATGACTAGCTTTTATTGTAAGCCCATACCAACCAATACTTTCTACCTTTTGGGTGGGGTGTTAATAAATGAGAAGCTGTTTCATCTGCATTATAGAATTCATCTTTATATTCATTCTTTGAAGATTCATCATTAAACAATGCAAATTCATTAGCATCTTGATACTTTGTACTAAAAGGAATTCCCGAAGCCCTTACGGACTTAGAATTAATGGTATCATTTACCATACCAATGAGATACTCTCGATCTTTCCAACTGACTCGATCCCATTGAAATCCTTTAACAATTTTTGACACATCTTTTACCATAACTTTTTACTTTAAATAAATATAACAAATTTTTATTAAAAATCCTAATCTTTTGACAGCTTTTTTGAAAAGTTTATAAACAACTTAAATATCTTTCGCCTCTATCACATAATATTGTAATGGCATTAGTTTTCCCGTTATCTCTTAGCCATTGGAATGATGCATACACATTCGCGCCTGCACTTATTCCTACAAACAATCCATAGTTCTTTGCTAGATGTCTTGCTGTGGCTTTTGCACACTCTGTCGGTACTGCTACTACCCCATCAATCTCCTCTATATCAACTAAGAACTTACTGCCATCACCTATACCTTGTATACCATGTAGACCGGGTTCATATCCACTCATCACTGCACTTTCGGCAGGTTCAACTGCAATTAGCTTTATTCCGGGAGTTTGTTCCTTAAGGTATTGACCGGCTCCCATTATCGTTCCGCCAGTACCTGTTCCTACTATAAATACTTCTTGCCATTCTTCCTCACCTCGGTGCATATCTCTAAATTGTATATCAATCTCAGGGCCGGTTGTTTTGTAGTGAGCCTCTATGTTTAAGGGATTATGAAATTGATTGCAATTAAACCACCCAAAGGATTCTGCTAGAGTATCTCTCATTTCTATTGCTCCATCAAAATCTCCTGGGTCTACTTGTATAAGGCCTGCTCCATAAAACTTTAACATTTGCTTCCGCTCTTCGCTCATATTAGATGGCATAACAATTTTCATCTTATATCCTCTCTCTGCTGCTAACATTGCAAAAGCAATTCCAGTGTTACCCGAAGTTGCTTCTATTAAAGTATCACCCTTTTTGATTAGTCCTCTATCTTCGGCATCATTTAAGATATATGTCGCCATCCTATCTTTAACAGATCCTCCGGGGTTCATGAATTCACACTTACCCCATACTGTATATTTCCCTACTCTGATTGGAACTAATGGTGTATTACCAACATACCGTGATAGTCTCATATTGACAATTTATAATATAATTTTTCTATCCAACACATTTTATATGACCTCACAACTACCTCCTGCACATGCTAATTCACCTTTTAAGTCAGTTTCATCTTCTTCTTCAATGATGTCTGATAAATTGATACTTGATAGTGACTCTAACATTCTTTCATATGTCTCTTTATCTATATCCTCAAATGGGGCTTGGATATACGTGCCTCCATTGTAAGGTAGAACAGACAGTCCATTGTAGTGGTTTCTATTCTCCCACATCCACTCTCCAGCTGCATCCCATTCATGATCTCTTAATGAGATTGTAGCTGATACATTATGAGTATTAGATCCAGTTCTATGTCCTGGACGTATCCATTCTTGAGCAACCTTCTTGACTCTTTCTAATAATTGAAATGGCGATTCGGTTCTCATTATTGCCTCAGGTGGAGCTTTTTGTGGTACTGATATAACTGCGGTATCATGAGGCCTGAAATATTCATCTTCGATTAACTCTGGATGGTATTCCATTAAGTATTTATACATTGATTCATTTTTACCAACTCTAATTCTTCTAATATAGTAATCATTATGCCATGCATGAATGCCTGATGATGTTCCTAATGTCAATGAAGTTGTTCCTGCAGGTTTGACAGTTGTTGATCTTGCCGTTTTATTAATTCCAATTAACTCGGCAACTCTTGCATTTTCCTCTTTCACTACCTTAGCTGCAGATTTCATATCATATCCCAACACTATACCTGATCCAATTCCTGTCATTGATATTCCGATAAGCGCATCTTTTTCAGTTGTTCTTTGCCAAACTGGCCTTAGATAATGGAATTCTGTATAGCCGGCTTGGAGAGTTCCAATAAATGCAGCTGCTTTTACTCTTGATTCAAAATCTTCTTGGGATTCTATATTTGAAACATTTACTTCACAAAGGTTGCAGAACTGGAATGGTCTAAGTGCTATCTCACAACATGGATTTGTTCCCCAATCTTTGTCATTTGATAAGTAAATTCCAGGCTCACCTGCACCCGATAATTCAACTCTCTTCCAAATGTCCATAAAAAACTCTTTAGTAATTTTATGTCGCATTAGGACGGCAGAGTTATTAGATCTACCTCTTTGGGGATTCAGCTCCCACCAGTTGCCTGCTTTACATCCAATCATTTTATGGTCAGAGGCTGAGAATAGACTAATCAATGCTGCTCTACGAATTCCTCCTGCTAAAACTGCATCAGCGATGTGACAGATAATGTCATGTACTTCTAATGTTGATAACTTATCACCATCATTTTTTTGTCTTAATATTCCTTCAACCTTTACCAAACATTCTTTAAGTGGTTGAGGCCCTGGAGCTTTACCACCTGAGGTTACAAGTCTTGCACCCTTAGGTCTAATATCTGTATAATCAAATTTTATTGTCGATCCATCAAAGAAATATGATTTCATTAATATCTTAACTGCATCTGCCCAACCTTCAATTGAATCACCAATTAAGTACCGGCGACTTCTTACTGGATTTGGTTTTCGTATTTCTGGTAATTGCTCTACATGGTGGTTCTGGACAGAATATCCTACGCCAGATCCTCCTAATAATAAAAACATTATTTCTGAAAATGATCTCCAATCATCTACTGGAAGGTATGCACAATTATAGATTCTATTTGGGGCTACTTCAATTGATTTACCTGCAAATTGCATAGATCTCATTGATGGTAATACCTTTTTAGCATATACATATTTATACACTTCCTTAATCTCATCTTTAAGATCGGGGTAATGTTTAAGATGCATTTTCCTATTTCTTGTAACTAATTCCTTCCAAGTCTCGCGCCTATTCTTGTCCGGCAGGAATTTTGCGTACTTCATATATACTGTGATCTCTGAGAGTATTTTTGTTGATATATCCATAGATATTTTTCCTTTATTAATTTAACTTTTGTGTATGAAACGCAACTTTATTTGTCACGTTTCATCTTATTTTCATATATAAATATGTAGCACAGCTGTGTTCATGAACGATTTTGATGTCGAAGTCTTTACTTTTTTACTCAAAGCCATCATTAATTTCTTGGTATTTACGTGCCAATAACTTTCTTGTAAGCTCATTGCCACCATCCATTTGCTTTTGCGTATCCTTACCACCTATAGATGTTTCTGCATATATATGGAATTGGCCATTAGATGTATTCATTTTACTTGGTAATGTAATGCCATCAGGTCCAAATCTATTCTTGATTACATGCCATCTTCCTGTACCTGCCAATTTATCTGCAACCTTTCTAGATAATGATAATACAAAATCTGCAACCATTACTTTACCATATGATTCTGATATCTTACTTGCATCAATTACATCTTCTTCTAATGCAGATCTATTTGCTTGAGATGCCGTCCATACTGGTATTTCATATTCTCCTGCCATGCCTCTTAGGTCTTCATATATACCTTCTAACTCATGTCGTTTTTCTTGACCATGGCCCCTTAAAAGGTCTGCATAATCTACTATAACAACATCTGGCTTTTTACCTTGCATTATACATTTTTCTATATGAGCTCTTATGCCCATAACACCTACTGATTTGGTAGGATAATGTTTAATAATCAACTCTCCTTTCAATTTAGATAATTGTTCTTTAATATCTTCTTTGTAATGTTTTAAATTTTGATTTGCAATTCCTGTAATAACTGAATCATATCTCAAGCCTACATATGCTTGATTTAACTCTAATGTGTAATGTATTACCGTTTTTCCTTTCTTGATTGCATCGGCTCCTACGTTCATTAATGCCCAAGACTTACCAATTCCTGCAGGAGCAACCATTACTCCTAATTCACCTTTACCTAACCCACCATCTGTTAATTCATTAATAACATCCCATGGAGTAGGTTGTACATCTCTAACTGCGTCTGTATACCGTTCATCTATTTCGACCATATAATCATGTCCAATATCTTTATCTGCTCCGGCCTTTAAGGCATCATCTACTGCATGTTTAATTCCTTCATAATCACCATTCTTTAATAACTCTACAGATGCTAAAATTGCTCTTTTGATTTCTTGATTTTTACAGAAATCTAATGCTTGGTCTTTAATATAATTTAAATCTGTTGCCTCTGTATATTTCCATGCATCTTTTAAATGAGAAATTACTTGTTCCTTCAATAACTCTTGCTCGACGGCTTGAAGTTTGACTTTCATTACCTCAAGAGTTGGAGATGCTTTATACTCAGTAAAGTAATCTAATATAGTCTCTACTATCCAGCTATTTGCATCTGATTCAAAATATGATGGAACCATGATGTCGGATATCTGTTGTAAGAATCCTCTATCTACTAATAACCCTGTTATTACTTTTATCTGAAATGCGTACCCATAGGAACTTAGTCTATCTGTCATACTTTAATATAATAATTTTTTTTCTAATATCCTAATCTTTTTGCATCTGAATATATGCATTGAGAGTATTAAAAGAAGTTGACAGCCATGTATCCAAATCTTTTATAATAGTATACATCTTATCAGCCATAAACATTTTCTTAAATTGGAACGTATTTAACTTTAAAACAGGTTCCTTTACCTTATCATGTATCATTAGCTTAATAGATCCGGCTATATCCACCTGTTTAAGTTGCATAAGATTATAGTTCAAGTCTACCTGGGCTTCTGATTCAACCACGGACTTGAATATTTTGTAGCGGCCGGCAGTTACGCCGTCACGTGCATGATCTAAAATCTCACTTACCTCTACTAACCTATTTTCAGTAATCATCGGAAAGAACTTTTTAAGTGATTTTAATGCAACACCCTTGACCCCAGGAATATTATCTGAAGGGTCACCTAGGAATGTCCTATATAATAAATAGTTAGAAGCATTAATTCCAAATTCTTCATGCATCAATCTTGGATTATACATTTTCTTTTTAATTGGACTCCAAACAGAAATTCTATCATTTACTAATTGTAAAAAGTCTCTATCAGTAGATACAATTTTTACTTTCTGAGTCGGATCTGTATATACCTCGTTTGCAATATATGCGATTGCATCATCGGCTTCAATATTATCAACTGATAACATTGTTATTGGGAGGCAGTCTAGATATTCTATTAATCTACCAAATTGCTTTTTCATAGAATCAGATTCGTCCGTTAGTGATGCAAATTCTTTATATCTGTTAAATGCAGTCTTAACAGCTCTATTTGCTTTATATTCTGGAAACATCTTCTTTCTACGCTTAGAGCCACCCTTTCCATCAAAACATACAATAACTCGAGTCGGCTTTAATAACCGAATATTAGCAGCTAATGATCTCAAGAATCCTGTTACTCCTCCGATATGGTCTCCGTCATCATTCAATGCGGGTACTGCAGAGAATACTCTAATAAAGGTATTAAGACCATCGAGTATCAATATGTTACTATTAATATCCGATGGTCTACCTTCTTGATGTTCCATGACAACGTCTTGGAAAAATTTCTGAAGTTGTTTATGATTCTTCACCTACAAAGTCTTCATCAATTTCAACATCATCTATTCCAATATTATCACCAGGTTTGTATGTTAATATATACGCATCACAAATACCTTTGTATATCTCATCCTTCAATTCCGGATCTGCTTCAAGTTTACCTTGAAAGTCCTTTGACAAGAATTTTACATCTGTACCATCTGCCTTTGTATATGTATACCACGCACCTGCTGTACTCACCAATTTATGTTGTTTCATAACATTTAACCAGCCACCAAAATTATCTATTCCACTCTCAAAGTAAATATCATAATCGATAGTCTTTAATGGTGGACCCATTCTATTTTTAATAACTTGGCACCTAGTTTTGATACCAACAGTTTGATCAACTCCATCTTTCTTGACTTTGATCTGTCCTACTGATTTCAATCGTAACCGTACTGATGAGTGAAATGGAATTGCCTTTCCTCCACTAGTTGTCCATGGATCACCAAATGCTACTCCTAACCTTGACCGAAGCTGATTAGTAAACAATAGAGCAACCTTTTGTCTACCGAGAAGATTTGTAATCTTCCGCATACCTTTTGATAATATAATAGCTTTGGATGTTGCCCAACCTGCTTTATCATAATCATCCGCTTGCTCAATCTTTGTTGAAGCTCCCATTACTGAATCTACTACGATTGTCACCAATCGGTCCTTACTAGATTTTCTAACCGACTCAATAATACTTTCAATTGCTTCAAAGATATCTTCAATGGTATCTAATGGAACATAAAGCATTTTTTCTAAATCTAATCCAATTGCTTCAAGGAATTCTCTACTAACAGCATTTTCTGTATCAATATAAACCGCTAGCCCTCCTTGCTTCTGCGTATCCGCTAAAGCATGAGCTGCTAATAATGATTTACCTGATGCTTCTAATCCTGTTATCTCAGTTATTCTACCAACTGGAAATCCTCCTCCTGGTCTATTTGCAATGGCTAGGTCTAACATAGACGATCCAGAGCCTACCCAGCCTTTCACTTCAGATGGGGAGTCTGTATCTCCATCTAGGAAATATGCAACTTTATAGTTAGTATGTTTGAATTTCTTATTAAGGCCTTCTCTAATACTCTCTCCTAACGCTGTTGCAAGCTCGTCCGCTTGTTCAGCTTTACTTTTCTTTGCCATGTATATCTATATTACTCGTTAAACAATGTATCAAATGCCGTTGAAACGTCATCTACTTTGTTAACTCCTGCCGGAGTAGCTACTTGAGAAGTGGCCTTTTCTGGAGCCGTTGATGCTGGATCTACTGCGTCACCACCTTCTGGATCTAACCAAAGTGCTAATGCATCTTTCAATTCATCATATGATGGCTCTTTAAAGATATCCTTCAAATCTGGCTGACTACTAAGTGCTGCTGTAGAAACATTGGTATCATCTGATATTGCAGAGACGTTTGGCTTTACTCTAATAGCTGTTTTAGGATATGATCCTGCACCTTCTGCTGGCGTAAATTCTATTAAGATGTCTCTACCATTCATTGGGTCTGTAATATCTCCATAATCTGGATCAGCGATCACTCCTAACAATTCTTGGTAAACTAGTTTACCGAATCCCCAAAACTTAACACCTTCTGATTCAGCACCTCTTACAAGTACCGGTGCATAACATCTCATTTTAGGTTCCATCTTCTTCCCCAATTTCCATTCATCCGAATTACCAGAAGATTTCAATTTTTCGGAAAATTCTACTACAGGATCTGGATGGCCATGCGTTATCGGTGATAGAAAGTTTTTCTTACCTAAGTCATAATGAAAATACAATTCACTGAATGGATTATCTTTATTGTGCTGGTATGGTACGATCCTGATTATTTGTTTGCCTGGTTCAGGTTTCCATAAGTTTGACGATCTATTATTCGTCGTTTGTAATTGATTAAGCTTTGCCTTAATCGCGTCTAAGTTAATTGCCATTTTTTTTCTTTTTTTTTAATGGTTAATAATTATTAATATAATAACTTTATTTCATTTATCCTAAGGATTATCGAAAAAAGTTACAAAAAAGTTTTTATTTGTTATTTGTTAATTTTTATTTAATATAAAGAATATATTTCAATTATCCTAATCTAAGCCTTCTTTTCCTATATATTCATTAATAGCATCTATAATCTCTTCATATACCTCTTCTCTATCATCTTCCATATTTTCTCCATCTGCATCATAGACTGATGTAAATATTGCACCATCACCTAAATATTCTTTAGTTGCGGTCCATTTTTCTCCATTGTAAGTACCTTCAAAAGTTAATTCTCCTTCAAATCCTGAATCATTGTCCGAAGTCTCTCTCATATCATCGTGATCTAACACTTGTATTTTAGCTGATCCTGCTGCTTTTTTAGCTGCTGCCTTATCTATCTCTATCTCATAACCTCCGACGCCACCTTTCACAATATGTGGATGTCGTCCGAACAAGCTGCCGGCACCCCACTTATCGGTCACACTATCATCTAAATTCTTCCTCAAAGCATATGATGCTAAAGTACGATAAACCATAATCCAAAAATCATCAGCCGGAAGATTCTTTCCGTCACGTTTTGCTTTCTCATCTGTTTTTTCAGTATAAGGATCAGTAACTTCTTCATTTTTAGCTGTGTATATGAAAAATGGTATATGTGGTATAATTCCGAAACCGGTCTTAAATGGTCTCTTCTCACCATTTATAATTATTACTCCTTTATACGCCATTCGTTTAGAATCTTTTCCAGAAGTGGAATGGGGCTCATGACTATGTACCTCAACGTCCTCTACTCCTGGTATATATTTTGGGTTTACCCTGCCAGGTCTGTGTTTCACAAATGAAACTATTTCGTTGATTAGGATTGCATCATTAGACATTGGCTTGCCTTTAAATAATCTTTTGTATTGTTCTTGTAATTTCATTTCCGTTTACTACTTTTTTAGTTGGCCTTTTATTCTAATCCTAATTCTGCTAAAACATTAGTATGAATAGCATCAAATAGCCCATCATCAACTTCCATTGCATCTATTGCTTCTCCATTTGGGTCTATTGTTACATTTGAAAAGGAAGCTCCTTCTTCTCTATCTGGGTCATCGTCCTCTACATTTTCTGTGTCTTTTGTCCATGCCCATTCATATTCTACTCCATTAATTTCAACAGTTCCTACTGCTTCCATAGTTCCTCTACCATCATCAGATGTATCTCCAACAGAAATTGTTTTTCCTTCTTTATTATAGTCCCAATCTATATCTTCTAAAGGACTTTTTGCTGAAGCTGGTCTGTTCTTTAGATTAAACACAATGTAAATATTGTAGATATCTTTATCAAAATCATTATCCATTCCTATTCCTGCCCACCTTACTTCAATAGGTATTATATCATCAAGGACGTCTCTGTCCTCTAAATATTTATTAAATGTCATTTTAAGTCGGTTGTCAGACGTTATTTCCGCTTTCTTCAATCCTAATTGTTTTAGTTTAGCATTTGCCTTTACTATTGGTAAATATGCTTTTGCTAATCTGATCTTGTCATCATTTTCTGTTAATAAGACTCCATCATTACTTCTAGGTTTACCTTTAAATAATCTTTTGTATTGTTCTTGTAATTTCATTTCTGTTTCCTACTTTTTTAGTTGGCCTTTTATTTTATCCCATCTATCTAATGCTACACCTGATGCTCTTTCTTGCACTTCAGCAAAAAACTCTTCAGAGGCGTCTTCCATTTTAGTAAATTCGGGAGCATCTTTCCACCATTCAGATGCGCTAGTGTCAATAGATGGGTTTTCAAAGAGTGATATTAAATTTCGTGCTATATGTACGCCTTCATGAGGAATTACTCTATTAGACCATCCAGGCTTTGATATTCGTTCTGCGTTAAAGAATTGAAAGAGTTCAGCTCCAGCATAATTTACTAGGCCGGCGATGAATGCATCATCTTTCTCTGTCTTGCCATCTGCTGCCAATTTAGCTAAATGTGCTTCACAATCCTTTTTATTTAGGCCGGCAATTGAATTGAGTCCAAATGCAGTAAAAATGGATAGGCTACTTTCACCAAATATAAGATGATATGGACGGAGCTTAACGGCCATTCGATAATTATCTGGTAGATCAAATACTTCAAATGTTATAACTTGATGTAACAATATGCCATCTTTTTTAGGCATACGTCTAACTTTAAACTTAAACGATAAGTCCTCTACTTCCTCAGGTGAGCCAAATCCTATTTTCCCAACTTCCTTTTTTGTGATTGGGGCATATTCACTTTCGGATAATAATTTTTTTAATTTAATCATAAGTCTATTCTTTTATGCAAATTTAAATGAATATGTCTTAACTCATCTCCATCTGTTAGTAACAACGAATTTTTATAATTTGGCCATTTGATTATAAATTTCTTATCTAGAATGCCATTATTAGCTTTCAATATAATACAATTTAATGCATTGACTGTATATAATGTATTTGTATCTTTCTTTCTATGTATTAATATTGTATTTGGAATTTTTTTATAATCTTCAGATGGATCTACATTATATGTAACATACACATCATTTGGTTTTGATGTGTCATTGAATACAAATAGTTTTTTCTCAACAATAGTATAGCTCTGTTTGACATAATCTATTATGATACTTAAATCTTTCTTATGTGCAAATGTACATAATAAATTTGTCCTGGCCATCTATTCATTCCTCGTTGTTATTAATCTATTATAAATATAAGCTTAGCTACTTTAACCTGGTTATATTTGACTATACTTACCAATTTCAACTCTAAGAGACCATTTATCAAATCTTAAATCTAACTGTGTTGCATGAGTTGAATGTTTTGTATTGCCATTAAACACATCTACGTTATATGCTATATTATATCCACCGTAATCAAGGCTATCATTTAAAATTAAGTCATTGTCCTCAGATAATCTTAGTTCTCCATCTCCATGGAATATTTCAACCTTGCCTCCATCAAGTGATTTTGGAGATCCATATGTTTTATAAAATGTAGGACTTGCACCTGACTGGCCAACTGCCATCATAGTTAATGCAACAAGTGGTCCTGAAGCGACTGCTAACTGTTTTAGTACTGTTCCTTTGAAGTCTCCAGTATTAAAATTTGCAATTACATAATTAAAGTATTTTGCAACTGTAAGTTTCCGCATCATGTTAATTTCTGATAAATCATTTATTTCATTAGATTTGTCTTGGAAGTTGATAGATGTATATTTCTTAAGGTTGGATGCAAATGAACTTCTTTGGGCTGTATACTCCTTAATCAATGTTTGCCTAACTGTTTGTTTATATTTGGCATGGACTGCTACATTAAACCATTTTTCATTTATCTCACTACCAAATAATGATTCGGCTAATTTATCAGTCTTAAGACTATTCTGCAGTTCTCTTGTACTTTCGGTCCATTTTTTAGAATAATATTCTTCACCACGATTATTCTTAAAAACTTTAGGTGTTATGTTCATTCCCACTTCTTGGCTATATGGGCCGGTATGATCGCCATATTTTGCAATTGCTGGGACTTTTTGTCCTGCTTCCTTTGTTACTAGGTATAATGTACGTAACTGATCTTTTTGTTCTTTTGAAATTTCCGCTGTCACTCCTTCTGGCCATTGATCATTTGGGTTTATAGTTTTTACAAGTTGAGTAGCCTTACCTCCTTGGGCATTACTCTCTTTCAATGATATTCCAATAATCTCTCTATCTGATCCAGGCTCATTATGAAAAATTCCATTTAAAGATTCTTGGCCTTCCATTGTAGGAGCTCCTGGGGCAGCTAATTTTTTATAACTAGGAATCCTTCCTTCTTTGAAAATCATTATATCAGATGGATTCCATCTATCAGGTCCAAATTCTAACTTTGCATCACCTTGCCAACCATTTTCAATGGCCTTAGATGCATATTTTTTTATATCATCTAGATCTGTTCCTCTATTAACAGTAGCTGATGGTGGAAATTTGAATTCACTAGTATTTAATATTGCATTACCAGCTGAAAATCCATTCATGAATGTTTTTTTACTGGTCTTTGCTTGTGATATAGGAGTATTAAAAAACCAGTTTAGCCACTGTGAACCTCCTTTCATTCGATATGATGGCTCATCTGCTGCTAACATAGCATCATTTAGAAATGGAGATAAAGCCTTTTCTCCTAATATCTCCTTCATTGATTGATCAGAACTAGGTCTGGATAGTTGGTCAGCTATTTTATAGATGATATTTTTATGATTCTCAAATGTCTGTATTGCAATACATACGAGGCCTTCTTTTAAATCAGTTGCGTTAATTGATGGTCTTTTTAATTTTTCAGCTGGCCTTGTGTCGCCACGTAAACTTTCTAGAATAGGCTTAGGGTCTATAGAATTTTCTGTTAAAATCTTAGATAGAACTTGTAGTTCCATGTCATTATATGGTGGTATTGCATACCCATTAGGTAATCTATAGAACCACTCATTTAATATATCTGTTACGCTTCTTTTCATTTAATATAAATATACTCTAACTAATTTTATCGGTCATATTTTGTAGGTCTTGCAATGTCTTACCGGCTTTAATCTTAACTGGAAATTTATTAGATGTCATGGTATTTTTAATATCTAGTATCAATTGTTTACCATCTTTAATTGCAAAATCAAATAACAACGAGTCATATGTATATAAGATCAATTTAGTTTCATATGGACCTAACAATGCATTAATTTTATTTATAACACCCATATTATATTCCGTCTCCATACTTTGTAAATAATAATTAAACAATTTACTTGGATTCATATCCGTCATTGCTGTTTTAAATAACTTTCTTTTTAGAATTGCAGTTTCAATATAACCTTGCTCTTGAAATATATCCCAAAGCTTATAAGTATACTCTCTTACCTTTCCAAAATATGGAATCTTTGCAAAATCTTTATCTACTCCTCCATATAATAATCTAAAGGATATTGTCTTGCTTTGATTATAGTCTTCTTCTGATAATTCCTCTTTACCAAAATATTGTTTACCTAAATATGTATGTACAGAGGTTTCTGGTAATTTATAATCTATTAGATCTCCTATTAACCGTAAATGATATGAATCATAATCAAATTCAATTAACATGCCATATTCATGCCTTGAAATAAATGATTCTCTAGAGCCGTTTTCTTTATTAATTGCAGCATAATTTACACCGCCATGTTTATTAGAAGGACGACCGGTGGATGTATAAATATTATACTCTGTATATGCGGTTGAATTAATTAAATTATTTGTATGAAACTTTTCTACAAACTTAGCATAATCAACTTTTAATCCGTTCCTTTCTATTGCATATAAATTATCTATAAACAATTCATTATAATATTCAAATGAATCAGACATCTTAAATGTATTATAAGATTCTACAAATTTATCCTTCATTGCAGAACATCTTTCAAAGTGTTTAACAATAGGAATATAATCATTTACATTAGTTTCATTGTAATACCATTTGTTATACCAGTCATGTGCATTGGTATCTGTATCATCTAACTGTAACATCTTATTGCTTTGGAAATACTCTACTAAATCTGCGTCAAACGTCTTATGATGGTAAGAATTTACAAAGCGTTTCTTGCCGAGTACAAAGATATTAGCGTTACTTGTAAGGTGGTTTAGATGTTCGGATTCCAGGCATAAGCAATCCTTATGACGGTATGGGACTATATATTCCGTTTTGGTATCAAATATGTAAATATAAACAAAACTTATTTCATTATTTACATAATGTCGATATATATCAGAAAATATAGGAATCCAAAAGCTATCAGATAACTTTAAAGAGGCTTGCAACTCTTGTAACCGAATATCATCTTCTACAATCTTCATTATATAATTATAATGAAAATTCTACAAATAACCTAATTATTTAGTAGCTTTATTTTGCGCTGGCCTGGATAATTGCATATTCCGAAAAGGATAATAATTTATCTTGGCGAAATGTATTACTATGTTTCTTTCCTACTAATGCACCATATGTTGGATGTATATGATAGAATCCAGTATATGGCGATCCATCAGTAAATACAAATTCCGATCCATTTGTTTCATAGAAATCAGGAATGAATATACCTGGGCCATTCTGAACCGCAATTTGATCATATTCAGTATACCTAGTTAAATCTCTTAAGAGGTCCGCAAGGCCGTTGAATAATATATTTTTAGCATATACAGTTCTGCGATTTGTATCTTCTACGCCCTTGACATTATCTAGATCTCTTCTTATACCTCGTATCTTCCACCTCAATGAGATCTTGTTAAATAAGGCTCCGTTGATATGTCGGCCTGGTCTTGCGATGCATTTTCTATATTGCTTCATATCTATTTCGATAACCGGAGCAGAAACATCATTTGATTTTTTTATAAAATACCGCATCATATATCCAGTACTAATATCTGCAGATGTCGGTACAGGCTTTTTGGAGATAGGTGCTATATATTCTCCTAATGATATATCCGTAATGCGATTGTATAGAAAATTTTGTGGATCTGTAGCTACATTAATATAAGGAATTAATAATTTAGAGGTTGCAGTTTTTGATGCTCCGGTAAATACTATATCATATTTTCCATAATAATGATAAGGTCCTTTATATTCTTCGAAACTAATAGGATGCATCCATTCCTGGCCAGAAGTGAACTGGCCTAAATGTCTTTGTGATTTAGGATAATATCTTTGTGCCATAATTAAGGTTCCGCTCTACAAATTGTTTCTATATCAGTTATCCAATCATTACCAGATATAGAATGTGATGTCTTGATCACAGTGAAACATACTTTTGGTGATCCTAAGAAATACCTACTAGGTACAAGATCAGATTGACATGCATTTCCAAACTGTATTCCATTTATCCCATCTACTGTTGCTGATAATGATAATGGGTACATGTCCTTTCTAAATTCGGCCTTTTCGGTTGGAGTTGTTCCTCCCTCTACATATGCTTTAAGATTTGTCTTAGCTGATGATATTTCTTCTTCGCTATATCCATTATCATGTATAAGTTCTCTATTAGTTAGTAAGGCTTTTTGAAGCTTTGCGGCTTCACTAAAAGCTTCTAGTCTGCTCACTGAGCCGCCTACTGTTCCTTTAAGGATCTCTGATACCACCGTTCCTTTCTTTCCAGATACAGTACCTGTTCCTCCTACAAATGCAGCTGCTGCCATATCTTTTGGAACTTTACCTGTTATAGCAACATTCCTAGTCGAATTATCAAATGATGATGCATTTAATGCATTTAAATGTATCTTTTCAGCATCTGATCCGGGAGCCCAGTTCCTATCAACAATGTACATAGAATCTCGTTCCCATTTTGTATCCATCTCGCGAGCTTGTACTTCTGTCAACAGTGTTGCTGTCAAATCCCAGGCTCCTGCAGAATTAGTATATATCTCTTTGAATATTTCTCCTAAAAAACTATTTATGCTAGTTTTACTTCCTTCATCACCTGAAGCTCCTGCTCCTGCACATTTTCGTAATACATCTCTGCTAATTAATATGTTAGCTAAATGTGCAGTCTTTCTTCCTGTTAGTACTGGAGATTCGGCGGAAGACTCGAATCCTTTTCCCCACCATTTGCATGCACCGAACATTCCTGCCCCTTCACCTCCATATTTTTCATTGCGCTTATTACCAGATGTAATTAACACCTTCATTGGATTTGCGGAGAATATAAGTGGATAATTTCGACCAATTGTAACGACATTATTACAAATGTACTTCATATCTAATCTACCCTTGCGAGTCGTGGAGTCTGCTTCTGCATTTTTTGTCAAGAGATCATCATTAATTAACTTATTAACAATATAACCAAGAGAACAATATACTATATTTCCACCTACCATGCCATCCTCCGTAGGTTCTGGTGCAGCGTCTGGGCAATCTGTGCCGGCCACATGAGCGGATGGATATTTTTTTGATGGATATGAAAATGATTCATCTTCGTCTAAATCTACTTGGTCATCCATATCATTTTGCACATCATAATCAAATACATCGCATATATTTATAACGTCTGAAATGGCGTTCCACCCATCATAATTAGATGTAAATGTCTTACCGGATTCCAATTTGGAATTAACGTTCATTTCAGTTACCATACTTCCTTTTGAAATAAATTTAAGTTCACAATCATATCCTAACTGATTATTTAATTTGAATGAGTAATCATATACTACACCAGAAAATTCTCCATTATTTGCTTGTCCTGGTGTATCAACTCTCCCATATTTAATTTCAATTTCCGTTCCGGGTATTAAAAACTCTTGTTCAAATTTTTCGAATGATGGCTTATCAAAACATTTAACTGTGGCATTGCCCTTTTTTAATGAGCCATAATCACCTGACATTTCTATGTTTAAGTTTTGTAAGGCCGGCGTTGGCTTTCCGGTAGATCTTGAATATCTACTTGCAAGAGACGTAGAATTTAATGCATCTAAGGTTCCACCTGAAGAAGGTGAGGCCATTTTAACATAAACACCCTTTTGCCTTCGACTGTCTACATACCCCTTAGACTTTCTTGCTGAAAGTTCATCTAATACAAATTGTTGTGCGCCTGAGTAAAATATCCCCATTATTACCTTTCATTATTATATTGCTTGATTACTTCATGGTATTCACGTATAGATGGTATGCGAATTCTAATGCCTGGTTTAATTGCAAATGTCCCCTTTCCTATATGGTTTGCTTGTGCGATTACCCACCACTGTGCTTGGTCCCCATAATATTCATATGCTAACATGTCCAATCTATCTCCATCACGAGAAATTATATATACATCAGATTCTAATTTTTTAATCTCTGGTGGTAAATTAGAGTTAAACCTTTCTCGGTTCCGGGTGGTATCTAATCGTTTGTTTATTATATATTTATATCTATTCATTATTTCTATCAATCAAATGGGTTTATAATCCGAAGAAGTTAGATGTTTTCTGTGGCCTTTCTTTTCCTAAGTAGGTGAGGTCTAAACTAATGCTTGCATACTTAGGTCTTCTCTTGCCGGCTGTTATTTCCCATGGCGTCTCAGAATCAATATCAACAGAAAATCCAGTTAAGTAACATGGTACTTGTTGATATAAATCTCCTAATGTCAATTCTATAAATGTACCTGTATATCCATTTCCTTTAGAATAATCAGGTGCAGTCCAGCTACCCAATACATTTAATTTTTCCCACATAGGGTTTAATTCTCCTTCCGAACCAGCCGCTAATGTCAGATCTAAAGAAAATGATCTAGCCCAACCTTCAAGGACTACCTTTGGATCAGCTCTACCAATCTCAGCTAACTGAGACCAACTCGGTGAAAATGAATCACCAATTGAATTAATTCCTGCCCTAAAGTATAAAGTTTGTGCACCTCCAAGTTCTGAAATATAAAATGGGACCATATCTTCTGTTCCAGGCGATTCACCCGGCATTGTCACATTAATCATATCAGCTGTTTTTGCACCACCATATCCTAATATTCCACGGCTTCGGCTTTTAATCTCTGCAGCTACTTCGCCAAGTACATTTTGACGGAATTCATTAACTCGTTTTGGGTTATTAATTGCAGATTCTTGGCTCCTGAGTTTTGTATAGTCCATATAACTATATACAACTGGTGTGCCTGCTTTTGCATCAGGCAGGCCTCCAATGATACGAGGCCCTACCGAATTTGGTAATTTGCCATTTTTAAGTGGATCTAGTTTTATTTTTATAGATACATCTACTTTAGTAAGAGGCTGAGAAGTTTGGTCTGGTATGGCTTGTTGTCCGACATCAGGACTTGGTCCTACTTTTGGATTACCGGCGGTATATTTTGGTGAATAATCTTTTCCGTTATATGTTAATATATCCAGCGGTTGCCTGTCATGAGCTCGCATTCCAATGCTATTATAGTCATGCCCTGCATCTCCATCATCTAATTGAATACGTGTAACACTACTAAAATATTTTAAATCAGGTGTAAAATAATTAAAGATGTTATCACCGGACTTTGTAGATCCTAATGCATTAGAGATTAGACCCATATCCGATGGTGATGTTATAACATGTTGGCCTTTCGGGTCTACTGAAAAGCCTGGTTCAAATACTCTTTCGGCAGACTTTCTTATTTGTGGTGTATTTGCGGCACTTACATCTATGGAAGCTGGATCCAACCGCATATGCAAATTAGTCCTATCAGCAGTATCCCAATCACTACCATCAACCTGAGTTGAATTTAACCAGTTAGCATTATAACCAAGTTTTATAGTATTGATAACAGCTGTTGATACAGAAGTCGCACTTGCTCCATATAGAAATGAATGCACATGTTCATGTATCTTTTTACCATTTACTTGTGTACGGACTTGTGCTTGTTCAGCTTCTATTGTACGGAATATATTATGTACTGAGGCCCCGGATGGCTTTCCTCTTGGGCCACCACTCGAATTCATTAAACTATAATATCCCTCAGGGTAATCATCACCTCTATTTTGATATACATGGTATTTATGAGCAGCTTCTAATATATCTTCTCCTGACACATCAAGGGTCCTTGTATGAGTTTCTTCAGATGCATCTGTTGATGTACCAGTATATCTTCCACCTCCTGGGCTATCAGAAAGTCCATCTCTTTTAGTTTTATTTTGTGCAGGCGAATGACTTTCTAAATAAGGTGCACCTGCACCAGTTACCTGTTCCAGACCCTTCTCAATTATCGATTCTCCTCGTGCATCAATTTTTGCAGAGCTTGGATTAATTTTAGGTCTAGCTAACTCTGCTTCATCTGAGAATGTAAACGTTCGGCCGCCTCCTGGACTATTGTTTGCAATGTACCCATCCGCATTAAATTTATTTTGTACACGTAATAATCCATATCCACCTGTCTGTGCATCTAAGTTTGGAAGCACATCATCAATGATTGAATATGACATTAATGGATGGCCGGAATTATCAAA